CTTTTCGAGCGCTTGAGCCTGCTCATCAGAAGCAACAGCCGCTTTTCTTGTACCGTCTGCAAGCGTGTTGTTGGTCTTAACGTTGGCGTCAGACTCTGCCCGCATGCGGCGCGCCAGATCGGCAAGCCTTTCAGCCTTGTCGCCAGCGTAATCGAATGAGGTGGCCGCTTTTTCGGTGCTGACAGAGAGCGAGCGAACATAATCACTGGACTCAAGCGAGTTTTTGGCCACGGCAAGCAGGCGCGCCGCTGTTTGCGCTGCCGTCTCGCCCACTTTCTCTAAGGACGCGGCCGCCGAATCATTCTGCGGCTTTAGCTTTCCGGCCGAGCTGGCCACATCGAGAAACGAGCTAGACGCCTTTGAGAGAGAAAGCCCGAGCGACTCAATCAATTTTGCCGCCGCGTCCTGCTTGGCGTTCAGCGACTGAAGCTCTTTGACGACTTGCTGAATGCCCTTGCCAATCCCATCGGATGCCGCAGACCAGGCTTTGCCTGCTCCGTCGGCCGACTTGCCCGCGCTGCCGCCCGATTTGTTCAAGCCATCCAGGCCGGTAGAGGCTTTATCCATAGCAGGCTTGATCCGCAGCCCGGCTGACTCAAGGGCGTCCAGCGCTTTTTGAACGTCGACTGCTTTCTGCTCAGCATCACGACTATCAATTTCGAGCACCAAGCGGGATTTTTGCTCAGCCATACTTTTCTCCAGGCGTAAAAAAACCCGCACTTGGCGGGTTTTGTTTTTTTAGGGCTACTTCAAGCAGGACTCAAGCTCATCAACAACTTTGTTGAGTGCCCCCAAGGCGTCATCTATACCAGTTCCAGCCATGGCTGCAATCTTGTGATAGCCATAGCCGTTAGTTGTCCCGGCCTGCTCGATACCGGTGAATTTGTACACCCTGTCTTTCGCCCCTTGATTGATAGTGAGCGTAAATCGAAGGGATCTTTCAATAAGTGCCGTCGAGAATTTTGTCTCTCCTCTCGCAACAATTTCTGATCCGTCGGGCGCAACATATTGGGCCACAGATCCTCCGTTTACCTCATGGCTGCTAGATGCTTGGTAATAGTTGCCTGCGTAAGCTCCGATATAGCCGCCCGATTGCCGCATAGTGACAGAATCATTCCTTATCACTATCGCTACACATTTAGGAAGCCCTCCCGGCCTAGGCTCCCCGCTCTTGGTCACCGTAAGAGAGCTTAGATTTTGCACGTCCAGGCTTACCTTTCCGTATTTTTCCAAATCGGCTGGACTGGTAGCGCATCCTGACAATATCAATGCAAGCAAGCCTAACGCAGTTAATCGCATGATCAACAATCTCCTCCTGTAGATGAAGGCAATTTACCATCATCGCAAGGAAGCGCCAAAGCCCGCGTGGACCCCCACTAGGCACGGCCTATAAGCTCGATTAGCCGGGAGTTTTCATGGCCGCCAGATGCAAAAAGCCCAGCGCGGTGGCTGGGCTTCAGAACATCTCAATTCGCTAATCCATAAAGGGCTCGAAGCGCACTAGACTAATAACTTTCACCTCGCGCCCAGTACCCTGTACGATCTCAATTTTCTCCTCACAATAAAAAGTGTACCGACTTCCAACGGTTATTCCAGCTAGATTCAGACTAGACCCTTCCTTGACTCCACCACTGTATGCCACGCTACCCACATCAATTCGCCACGTGCGAGTTGACACCTTTGCCGAGTCAACGACTCCGGTCAGTTCGAGCTCTTCCACTCCTATATCCTCTCGAAGCAGACAGCGCTGAATGACGTTCTGAGCACTGGCTACGCGAATACGGCTTCTACTTGAACTATGCATCCCGGGCGTAGACCAAGTATTTGCGAAGGGACAGTCGTTTTCAGAGATAAAGCTCAGTAGGCTAATCAGAGACGAGGCGGCATGCCCTTTGATATCCAGCAGAAACGCCACTGCGTCATCTGGGTTATCGGCAAGTGACAAAAACTCGTTAAGCTTGGTAAAAGCACTTATTAGAGCCTTGTTCTCACCCAGCATGTCGCAAGATTCCGCACTACGAACTTGGACGGTGAATGAGCCCGGGCAAAAACCAAAAACATCAGTCTCATAAGGCTCTTCACCTTTGGCTATCGCCTTACCATTAAATTTGGCTGCGGCTCTTGCCAGGTTGCGTAGCGCTCCCTGGTAAATTGCAAGGAACTCGGAAAGCTTACGCGAACGGATCCTTGCCTCCTGGGAGGCCTCAGGAACTGCTAACGATGCAAAAGCAACGGTTGTGTTCAGCTCTTGCGCCTTAATCAATACTTCGTCGGTGTACTTAAATACAAGGCCCGGCTCTGGCAGCCATTCTTGCGGAGTCTCGTTGAATTGTGCATTTTCTATATTAAATGCCTGGGTCAAGTCATCCGGAGCGGCATGATAAAACTCGAAAAGCTCAGGCTTCTCGTAAATTTCTCTAAGGTCGAGCTTCCCATTAAGCAAATCTATGCAGCGCTGAGCAGACACGGGGACACAAAGAAACACCGGGCCGCACTCCCCCTCGTCAACCACCATGCAAACGTAACGGACACCTATAGCATCTCGAGCTACGAAAACCTGCGGATAATCGTACTCAAGCAGGGTATGCAGAAGCTGGATATCCCTCATTGGCCGACCTCAGCCACGCTGGGCATGCTAAAACCCTTAGACCTCCACCATGAATAGTGGCTTGCCTTTCCTGTTTTCATCGCAAGCCCATCTTCTCCGCGCAAGGTGATTTTGATTTTTGCCTTATGCTTATGGATCTGCAGCTTTAGTAACGGATCCAGATCTTCTGAATGTTTGAATACAGAGATAGCTCGCGCGCGGCATTCCGGAGAATTAAACACCTTATTAGGAAATAACTTCCTATGGGAAAGGAAGTCTTTCTCAGTAGGCTCAGAGCTTTCGCAAAGCCTGTAGCAAACAAAGCCCTCCACGCTGAACGAATCAGATGGTGGGCATTGATCTGGCAGTTCCTCGTACCATTCGTGTTTCACTTCCATGTAGCTTAGCTCCCCCTGTACAGGGTCGCGACTTTATCATTTTGCCATCATCGCCTGAAGTGTCTGTCCATACAGCAAAAAACCAGCAAAACTGGATTTGGGTTTCTCGTACCCGTCAGAATTAATCAATCATCCCCCCCTCTTCAGCCAGGCATATGGCATCCAGAGTGAACATTACCTCATCAACCTCTCGACGAGTCAGTGGTGATGGGTGCGCATCAAGCCAGTCAGAAATCTCGCGGGCCGACAGTGGCAATGGGAAGGCACCGGTCATCGACGCTATGAAACGGCGGCCCCGGCAGACGCCGTAAAACGTGGTCAGTAGGTGCTTGGTGATGGGATCTAGAGGAGGCTCTTCTGGAAGTGGCATACCCAGCCGCTCGTAAATGGCCTTGCGCTTGTCGGACTGCCCGCCCCACTCCTTATCCCAGCGAAACCGGGTTACTGCTTTTCCACTGTTTCGGCAATCTCAGCGCTAGCCACCTCATTGGCCTTGCTGCCCTGACGAATCACGAACAAGAAAAAATCGATATTGCTGTCCAGTAGTTCGGCGCAAACACCGGCATTAAACTTCAGTGGGTTCCCGTCTTCATCCAGAACGCCACTCCAGTCTTTGACAATGAATTGAGCCAGCAGAGCGCAGTGGTTTTGATGCTCAGTCTTTTCGCCTTCCAGTACGCCCACTTCACCCTGCTCAAAGATTGCATCATTACGCTGGGTGCGTCTGCGCACACGCTCAAGGCCGACCTGGTACTCGGAATTGCCGAGCCCCTCAATCTGAATTTTGGTTTCTTTATCGAACTCCACCCAGCGAAGACCAGGTGTCAGTTCTTTTTTAGTGAGTTTGAGAGCCATATCAATTCCTCAACGCCACGCCAATAAAAAAGACCTCTCCGGCGGGCGTTATCACCGGAGAGGCCAAAGGGTTGAGCTGTTTAAACCGAGACAGTGATGGTTGCCGTCGCGGTCTTGGTTGGGTCGGAGACGCTTTTCGCGGTGATGACGGCAGTGCCGGCAGACACGCCGGTCACCAGCCCAGCCGCGTTCACGGTCGCAACACCAGGTGTAGCGCTGGACCAGGTGACGTTCTGGCCAGCCGTTGCGGGCAGCGCCGAAGCGGTCAGTTGGCGGGTTGCGCCCACTGCGACAGATGCAGTTGCAGGCGCTACAGCCACACTGGCCACGGCCACAAACGGAACGCGCGTGATGGTCGGGCTGATCTTGGCCACCGTGTAATTGAGTGTCACCTCAACCAGTTCACGCTTGCCGGCGCTCGGCAATTCACCGTCAACCTCTACCGCCGGGAAGTTGAAGATGTACTTGTTGCCCAGGCTGTCCGTGATTGGGAACTGAATGGCAACTGGAAGGCGCGTGAAGGTGTTCTTCCAGATTTCCCAGGCGTGCTTAGACCAGGCCAGCACGACTGTGCCGGTGATCGCGGCTTCGGTTGCGATCTGCGCGCCAGGGCCCAGGCGATTGGAACCGATGCAGCTCTGAGCTTGCAGGCTGTTGTCCAGATTGATGGTCATGGCCGAAACACAGGCTGTGCCTTCCAGCGATTTGCCATCTACCAGAATGGTGCCGATGTTCTTGTTGCTCAGGAATGGCGTGGTGGTCGGCCCTTCCGATGCGACAACGATTGGCGTGTCGCTATCGTCGTAGTCCAGGCACGCCATGTTGAAGGTCGTGGTGATTTTGCCGTCAGATGGGATATCAAGGGCGAAGGTGCTGACGTGCGCGCCCTTGAATAAGGCGTATACGCCCACGTCGGTGTAGCCCTTGGCGATACTGAAGGTGTGGCGAACATCACCAACCGTCAGCACGTCGTAGGTCCACTGCCCGTAAAAGGCGGCTTCCAGCAGTTGGTCGAACGAGCCGTACGACAGCTCGGCCGCAAGGTCGCCTTTGATTTCCGCGCTGGTGACCACCGATCCCTGGCTGAGACGTGAGTCCGTGGTCTCGTCACTCACTGCGGTGTTTACGGTCGGGGTCAGCGTGTTGCCTGTCAGGCGCAGCGTGCTCCACTTGCCGGTTGTTGGGGTGATGCCTGGGGTCACTTCAGGAATGATGTGACTGACGATTCTTGCGCCGGAGCTCATTCTTTCCACCTTTGTGTCGGTAATAAAAAACCCGCACAGGGCGGGTGGGATGGGTGCCGACGCTCTCTAATTGAGCAAGAGTGACGGCTGTATTTTTTCAGAAAGCGACTCGATTCGGGCTTCCAGTGGCTGTTTCTGGGTCTGCCACTGGCGCAAGCCACGCCCACACAGGCTGGCAACCGCTTTCTTTCCGCTGTACTCCAGCAGGGTCTGGTGAAACTCGGCTGTCAGCGTTCGCGCAGTTCCGACTTCGTTATCCAGGATGTCCAGCACTTGACGCCGAAACCGCTTGGCCCGTTCAGTCCGAGCAAACATGCCCAGCAGGTGAGCGCCTCGCAGACTGAAGACGCGGACCTCTTGCTCGCCACCCGCGGTTACCATCTTGACCAAAGCTGTCATCGTTGCGGTGAACTCATCGGCATGTCGCGAGTACAGTTTCTGCACCTGCCTAGCCATAGACTCAAGGGGTGAGGCACTTTGGTCACCCCCTTTGCCATACAGCGCAATCGCAACTTCAGCCAGAGTCAGGCACGGCTGTCCGCCATGATCCACAACCTTCAACTCGATGCCGTCAAAAATCAGCTTGTCCATAGTCATCCCCTACAATGCCCGGAATAAATCGGCCGCAGAAACGCCCCAGGGAAAGCGCTTTCGGATGCCTCCTATCTGCGACCAGAAACAGAAAGCCCCGGCAAATGCCAGGGCTTGAGTGGTGAGGGGCGGTAGCGCAAGTGTCAGCCAGCACGGAACCGGGTATTTACGTTGATCTGGTAGAACCCTTCAAACTCGCCAGCGTCGACCTGAGACGCTTCCATGCACTCAAGATCCCCGGACGACCAGTAGCTGAAGTGAGCTTCAAGCTGGTCGGCCAGCTCTGTCAGTGCCTTGATACCGGTTCTTGCCCGAGTGAAGCACTGGATACTGACCCGGCCCGGCTTGCGGGTGTAGGGCTTGTCGGCCATGCCCGCCATGAAGGCCGTGCCGTGCTGCACGTTGAAGCGGCACCACAGACCAGTTGCGGGAGGCTTGAAAATGCCAGATTCGTCCGTGTATTCCGCTGGATATGGCGCGTTCGGGTAGAAGATTAGCTTCTGCTTGATGCCAGCAAACGCCGCCATTCGCCCGACAAGCAACGCACGAATCTGCTCGTAGGTCATCGGTAAACCTCGGATACGCTGATAAACGCCAGTTCATACAGGCCGTTCGGGGCCTGAGTGGAGTGTCCGTTCTCCAGACGCTCGGCGTATGGGAGGTTGGTCTGAATGAACACTTGGGTGTAGGGCTTGATATCGGCGAGTGCAGCCTGCCCTTTACTCATGGTCGCGGACCCGCTCGGGTCGACTTCGTCCGTTACGGTGAAGTCTTCAGCGCCAATGCTGACGATGTGGCTGCCCCGGAACCGCCCGCCCACATATCCCTTGCCAGCGGCCAGGTCTTTTACGAAGTAGTTCTGCGTCCGTTCAGCCTTGGTCAGCTTTTTGAATTTCTTCTTGCCAGTGTTCTCGGCGTTGCGGGCGTCGACGTTGGCGTCGTAAACATCGGCCAGCGCGACGTTCTTTGCCCGGTAATCGATGTTGGCCTTCCATAGATCGGGGTTGCCGACCGGGGAGCGCTCGATTACTTCGGTCAGCAGGGCCAGAGCGATCGTTCTGACCTTGGTTTCCATTTCCTGATTGATCTGCTCAACGAATGCCGTGGGTGGTGTGCTCCAGCCGCCGTTAGCCATTAGACCTCCCGCAAGTGAATCTCATAATGGGCACCCACTGGATCAACATCAGGCGTCAGCACGTCATAGGTTGTCTGCTGGCCAGTTAGCAAGTTCTTGGTGGTGATCTTGTGCCCAACCTGCGGAATGCCAGTGGTTTCGTTGGTCAGGGCAATCAGCTTCTGGTCGGTGGCCTTGATGTTCACGCCATCGATCAGCTCGACCTTGAAAGAGTCGAGGATTCCGCGACCGGTGTAGCTGATAACCACCGGTTCGCCGCCGGTTTCGGTGACTGGGTCCCACTGTTCGCTGGGCAGCGTTACGCCGCCTGTGAACGAGTGCACTGCGTCAGCCAGGTCAGTGTCGAAGGCCTCGGCCAGGTCAGCCTGTAACTCTTCACGCATCCCCATGTCAGCCTCTCACCATCTTGATTTGACCGCTTGAGGCCCAAGGCCTGATCAGGGAGAGCGCGAACGATTCGCCTGCGGTGATTGCCTTCGAGCCTTCCGTGAATGACTTGGTTGTCGCAACAGAGCCCGCTTTGACAGAGGTCGCCGTGACCTCCCGCCCTTGCGCCGCGTAGAGATTCCCTTGCGCCGCCTCTCGGGCAACCTCGGCCCCGGCCTGGATGATGGGCGTGGGAACCGGTCTGATATTGGGCCGGACGCGCTCATCGAGCCAGGTGTTTGCCATCAGTACCGCCCGAGACTTCTTGTCTTCGGTCGTCCAGTCCGGCCCGAGGGTGGCGTCTACGTCTGCCACGGTGATGTAGGCTGCCATTGGGCCTCCGCTTGAATGAGTGGGGCCGTAGCCCCGGTGTTAGGTGTTAGGCCTGCGGTAACTCGTCAACTTTCCAGCCGAGCCGTTGGTGCTCTTCAAGGCAGCTCGGGTGCACATACAGCTCTTCGCCACCTTGTTTGACCTTAATCAGACCGGTGTAGTCCGGCTCATCGTCTTTGGTTTTCGGCTTTGTTTTGGGTGCGTTGGCGGCAGCCTCGTCGGCAATACGCTGCGCATTTACCGCTTCCAGGTTCAGCGCATCCTGTGCGCTCTTGGCCCAATCAACGCGCTCCTGCTCACCCAGCTTTTCGAAGTCTTCCGCACTAAGGCCGCTCAGTGCGACAGCCTTATCCAGCAGCAGCTTTGCCGCTTTCTGCTCTTTCGTCAGTCCAGCCATTGTTTTTCTCCAGAAGCAACGCGAGGGACGAAGCCCTCGGTTGTCGTCGTGATGGGGTTAGCCCAGCAACAGGCTGATGTGCTCGTCCTTGATGGCTTTGCAGCCCCAAGCCAGGCGGACGTGGTAGGCGGTCTGCAAGAACTGGCGGTAAACCGCGATCTCAAAAGACAGGTTGGTCAGCGGGTCGGTGATGGTGATCACATCGTCCGCCGAGTCGCCGCCCTCGGGCATTGCCGGAGCACGTGTTGCCAGTACGATGGCCGAGCGGGCAAAGGCCAC